TGCCGTTCATGGAGTCTTCCCATAACTTTGCCAAGCGTCACAGAGCTTTGGGCATGGGAGTTCTTGGTTGGCACTCTTACCTACAAAGCAAGATGATCAGCTTTGAAAGTATGGAGGCTAAAATGCAAAATAGTTCTATTTGGAAGACTATCCGTCAACGTGCAGATAAGGCTACAGAAGAATTGGCTCAAGAGTTAGGGGAACCTATGTATTGTGAGGGCTATGGTCGTCGGAATACCACCACCCTAGCTATCGCCCCGACTACAAGTAGCTCGTTTATCTTGGGTCAGGTTTCTCCGTCTATCGAACCTCTCAATGGTAATTATTTTACTAAAGCCCTCGCCAAAGGTAAATTCACCTTTAGGAATCCTTACCTCAAAACCCTCTTGGCCGAGAAGGGTAAAGATAATGACGAAGTTTGGATGAGTATTCTAGGAACAGGAGGGTCAGTGCAGCATTTATCCTTCTTTTCTGAGGAAGAGAAGGAAGTATTCAAAACTTTTGGAGAGATCAGCCAAAAAGAAATTGTTATTCAAGCAGCCCAAAGACAAAAGTATATTGATCAAGGGCAATCTTTAAATCTCATGGTTGCTCCTAAAGCTCCCGCGAAAGAAGTGAACCAGCTTCTAATTTATGGATGGCAGAATGGCATCAAAGGATTCTATTATCAGAGAAGTGCTAACCCTAGCCAAGAACTAGCAAGATCCATGATGGAATGTAAATCTTGTGAAGGGTAAAATTCCCCAAGATTCTGGATCGTGTATATACATGCACTATGACTGAACCGGAAATTAATTTTACAGACGAGGTAGAACTCGACGAAACAATAGCATTTATACTAGACCGTATCGACGAAGCACAATTCGGCGAAGATTGATTTAGTATATCTCTATTGTCTGAGAATTTCCAGCACCCAAATGGGGCTAGAAAAACAAAAACTAACTAAAAATAGTAGTATGACAATGATGATAAACAAAATGTTGGCTCCCTTGGTTTTCGAGGGAGATATCTTTAAGCGTATGCAGTTGTTAGCTAATGAAGCTAATGCTCCATTGTATTCAGGCTCTGAGCCTTTTGATGCTTATAAAGACAAGGATGATAATTTTATTCTTGAGTTTGCATTGGTCGGATTAGATCAGAAAGATATTTCTGTATTTGTAGCTGGTCAAACCTTAAAGATTGAGGCAGGATCTCAGCAAAAAGATAACGATGCTGAATTCTACCATAGAAAAATATCTCGACGCTCTGTCAAGAAGCACTTTACCTTGCACCAGAACGTTGATAAGGATTCCATTGAGGCAGAATATAAAAATGGCCTATTAAGAATCAAAATACCTCTTGAGAAAGAGGAACAAAAAGATATAATGATCAAAGTTAAGTAAGGCTTTGAGGTGACTTGTATCGCTCCTTCTAGGTTGTGCTTACCTAGAAGGAGTTTTTTTATGATCACTTACGGCATAACAGTAGCAGACGAGTTTTTCGAATTTAAAAGATTAATTAATTCACTTGAGCCATATGTTTTACCAGATGAGGAGATTGTCATCTTGGCAGATCAGAACAAAGTAACCAAAGAGATCGAAGAGTTTTGTGAGCTTTGCGGGTTGGAAGTGAACTATTTTGATTTCCAAAAAGATTTTTCTGAGTTTAAAAACACTTTGTTTGACTTGTCTACTAAAGACTACTTGATGCAGATAGATGCTGATGAGCAGATACCCCCTTCTCTACTACATGCTTTGAGGACTGTCGGCCAACAAAAGCCAGAGATTGACCTCCTTTGGATACCAAGAATTAACGTTGTTCGCGGGGCGACAGGAGAGCATATCAAAAAATACAACTGGAAAATAGACGATATGGGCTGGGAAGGATTTCCTGATTTTCAATCTCGTTTTGCTTCTACCAAAGGCCATATTAAGTGGGAGAATAAAGTTCACGAGGTTTTAGTGGGATCGAACAACCCATCAAAACTTCTTGAATTCCCAGTTGAGAATTTTTCTATCCTTCATGTTAAGGATATTCAGAAGCAAGAAAAACAAAATGAACTCTACGAAACTATATAATTATGAACATTAATTTTGAAGGTATTGAACGTATTAACCATGTTTGTGAAGTTGGTTGTTTTTTGCCAGACACTATTCAATCAAAACAGTTTTTAGGCACACACGTAAAAACAACTTTAATAGAGCCAAATCCAAAAGCATTTAAACAGTTGCAAAAGTCTTTTGGTAGTCATAAAAATGTTTCATTGTTGAATTTGGCGATTACGGATAAAGGGGGAAAAGTAAAAATGTATAATAGGTGGGATGATGCAGATGCTTCTTGCTTTGTCGATTCGGAGTTTAGTCCAGCTATTGTAAATGATCAATATGTAAAAAACGATGAAGATAGCTTTATGGTAGATTCTGTATCCTTTGATAAAATTGATAATGGTAATATAGATATTTTATCCGTTGATACAGAAGGTCATGAATGGTTTGTGATTAAAAACATGAAGAGTAGACCAAAGTTTATAATCTTGGAAACTCATGGTCAAAGTTATATTAATCCGTATATTAATAATATCACAATGTGGATGAATCAAAACGGTTACGTTGTCTTAAAAAAAGATGAGTCAGATACATTATACTCAAAGACTTAATATTTTAGTTAGAGTTGAAGGTGGGTTAGGAGATTGCTTACTTTCTAATAGATTTATTCCTGCCATCAGGGAATATCACTCTGATTGTCATATTACTTTCGCATTCGATAATGATAGGGGAGAGGGTTACCAACTAGATGTCTTAAAAAAATTCTATCCAAGCATATCTGATAGATATTGTTTTTGGGGTGAGATTGATAAAAGTGATTATGATTTCTTTTATGATCTCCATATCGACAAAATGGAATGGACGACTTATGATTTTGATTGGTTGAGTAGATTCTATTATTTCCCCAAGCCAGAGATTACAGTCCAAAAAGGAGATTATGTTTGTTTGCATTTGACTCATAATTTATGGGAGCCAAAAAATCTTAAGAAGGATTATGTCACCAAACTGGTCAACTCTCTTTATGATACTGGCAATAAGCTAGTCGCGATTTGCACAGAAAAAGAAAAAGAGCGTTACTCTGATGTTTTGGATAAAGTTAAAATAGTTTGCTCTAGTATTGATAAAGCATGTATTACCGTAATGGGAGCTAAAGCTTTTGTAACTATTGATTCTGGTTTTAAATATATAGCTTATGCGAATGGAGTTCCGACTATTGAAACAGCAGATTATTATTCTCAAGTCGGGGCTACTCATCCAATGATTAAAGCAAGGTGGTTGCCATTCCAAGAGCGTGGTTTACCACTTTATTCTGATCCTGAGTATTTCTTAGTTGGTTTGAGAAGCATTTTAGAAAATAGAATTTCTTCTATATTCCCTTATAATAATTCCAATAAAAAAACATTTAAACTATGAATAAGTTACAAATAGTAGAAGGTATACTTGATGAGTTAAGACCATATGCGATTCCTTTCACTATGCGTAGGTATGGCAATCCAAATAGAGATGGTGGATATGGTTTACTAAAAAAAATTACTGAAGAGTCTCCAATTGTTTACTCTCTAGGCGTAGGGGTGTTTATTGAAAATATTTTATTCGATTTACAAATGGCTGACTCTGGGAAAAGGGTATACCTATATGATGATAACTTAGATGAGCTACCCAAAAACCACGAAAACTTTACTTACAAAAGAAGTTATGTCTCTTCTGAAAATGCGTCAAAGCATATTGAAGAAAATGGGCATAAAGATGAAACAGATATTCTCGGACAAATAGACATTGAAGGTGCTGAGTATGAATTATTTTCTGAAGTAGATGAGTCTTATTTCAAACATTTTTCTCAACTAAGCGTAGAATTTCATGATCTTCACGAGCCTACGGTTGAAATGTTGAATGTATTTAAAAAGTTAAATAAGTATTATTATATTTATCATATTCATGCTAATAATAATAGAATGGTGTTTGATTCAGAAAAAGGGATTCTTCCGCAAGTTTTGGAGATTTGTTTTTTAAGAAAAGATAAGTTGGATTTTAATCCTTATTTCTGTAAAATACCTCGGCCTATTAACGGTATAGATAAACCTTGCAGGATTGAAGATCCAGATATTTTTTTACAATGGTGGTGTGATTAGTTATGGAAAAATTAGGAATAGTAATACCAGAGATACTAGGAGTAGGAGATAAAGTTCAATTTTCTCATATTCCAGAAAATTTCTATAAAAATCATGGTATTAAATTAATTGATATTTCTAAATGCTGGACTCTTGATAAAAATCCATACATTCAAAGAGGAGTCAAGCCTGATAAAGTTCTTGATTTGTGGAAACTATCTTGTAGTTCTGGCCATTACTTAAGCAGGGCAGAATTAATGAATTCCGTTTTAAAATTTGAAAAAATATATTGTCGATCTCCTAGACTTTATTTTAACGAAGAGCCGAAATATGTTATACAAAATAAAATTTGTTTACATTCTCAGGGAGTTAGTTCAAAATCAATTTTTTCTGATAAGATAATCAAAACTATTAAGGAGAGATATCCTAATTATCATATTGTTCAGATAGGAGGGGGAGGTGATGTTGATTGTGGTGTAAATGATTTGCGTGGGTTAAATATGTGGGATACTGTTAGAGAGATTTCGACTTCTGCTATTTTTATTGGTGTTAATAGTGGGATGATGAATATAGCTAATTGCTACCCGCATATAAATAAAAAACTCATAATTGATTTGTCTTCTGGAGAATTTGATCAAAATTTGAATAAATTTCATCCCTTATCCTTTAATCATCATTTATTTTTATGGGTGGATTATGGTTGGCAATATTACAATGATTCCGAAATTGATATTGGATGCACTTATTCTTACAATAAAATATAATGATTAAGTTAAAAGTAGATGAGGGATACGCTTTTGATTACTTAGCTATCCTAGAGGTTAAGAAGAACAATAATGCAGAACAGACAGAACTTTGGCTAAATTGCTCTGCTTATTTATCAAGTCAATTTTCTAAAGAGTTTTGGGACAATTTAATCTCGTCCAAAGAATACGAGGATATGGTTTTAGTTAACCAGAAAACTTTTGATGCAGTTGATAAAGCTCGTTATGGAGAAATAACTGCCAAAGAAGTTGATGATTGTAATATGGAAAGATATAATGCTAAACAAACCTTCCTCAATAAATTTTTTCCAGAAAGTGGTCAGCAAGAATTCAAAACATAATCATAAAAGAGCATTTGATAAAACGATATCTCTTTTTACTTATATTTCATCAGAAGATGAGGTAGAGATAACCTTGGGGGTTGTTGAACATTGCACTTCTGTTTTCGAATTTGATGATATAGTTATCTGCTCAAAAATTCCTAATCTAGATACCTCTAAATTTGAAACACTTGGAGCTAGATTCGTTTTTGAAGATGACTTAGACTCCAGTTATGAATCCTATAATTTTTTTAAACTTAATCGTTTAGATGATCATATAAAGACGGATTTTGTTTTGACGGTAGAAAATGATGGCTTTATCATTGATGCTTCACTTTGGAAAGATGAATTTCTTGATTATGATTACATCGCCCCCCCTTGGTATGACCCAGTAGATGATCCTAAATATAGAGTTGGGAATGGGGGCTTTTCTCTTAGAAGCAAGAAATTATTGGAGGCAACTAAAATAATAACAGATTCTCGTGATGGCCCCTTTGGTAATGAAGATATATTCATTTGTTGGAAGTCGAAAAAAGTGCTGGAGTCCTTCTATAAAGTCAAATTTGCTCCAGTTGAGTTGGCAGCTGAATTCGGAGTTGAGAATAATCTTTGCCCAGAACAGAATCACGTTGTAATGGACAACCTCTCAACTTATGACACATTTGGGTTTCATGGTTTTGAACATATACCTTTGATGCATTCTACTTTTTTAAAAAAATAAGATATGAAAAAAATAATTATTACAGGAGTAACAGGGCAAGATGGTAGCTTCATGGCAGACTACCTTTTGAAGAATACTGAACATGCTATTGTCGCTGGAGTTCGACGTTTGAGTGTAAAAAACCATGGTAACATTAATCATCTGGTAGATAATCCACGATTCAAGCTCATTGATCTTGACGTTGCAGATCAGGCTAATACAGAGGCAGTGATAGAAGAGGAGAAGCCAGATTACTTCATTAATTTCGCCGCTAATTCTTTTGTCGGTGTGAGTTGGAAAATGCCAGTTAATCACATGGAGACAAACGCGATGGCTGTTCTTTATCAACTAGAAGCTATAAGGAAGCATCGCCCTAATTGCCGCTACTACAACGCTGGCTCCTCAGAGGAGTTTGGGGACGTTTTACATTCTCCTCAGTCAGAGCTTCATCCTTTGCGTCCAAGAAGCCCCTACGGGGTTTCTAAGGCTAGCGCGAGGCACATGGTAAAAGCATGGAGGGATTCTTATAACCTTTACGCTATTCAGGGCTGGTTATTCAACCACGAAGGAACTCGTCGCGGGGAAGAATTTGTTACCCGTAAGATCACCAAGAATGTCGCTCGTATCAAATACGAGTATATTTTAAATGATTTTAAACCCCTTGAGTTAGGCAATATTGATGCGAAGAGAGACTGGAGCGATGCTGAAGATTTTGTTGAAGGCGTTTGGTTGATGCTCAACCAAGAGTACCCAAAAGAATACGTGCTTTCTTCAAACGAAACTCATACCATTCGTGAATTTGTTGAGGAGGCTTTTAATTTTGCAGGGTTTGGTTCCGAGAAGTGTCGTTGGGAAGGCCGTGGAGTTGATGAAAAATATTACCACGGAGATAAGGTGCTGGTGCAGATCAACCCTGAATTCTATCGTCCTGCTGAAGTAGACCTCCTTTTAGGAGATTCCTCATTAGCAAGAAGAGAGCTTAACTGGAACCCTCAGACTGATTTTCTAGAATTAGTCAGAAAAATGGTTGCACACGATCTCAGGGAGTGCTAACCTAGATTCATGCCAAGAGGTAAAAGGGAATGTCCAAAGTGTTCTGCTTCATGTTCTACCCGCGCTTCAGTGTGTGAGTGCGGTTTTAGTTTTAAAAGCCAAAAAAAAATACCCAAAAAGCCTACTTATTTTAAAGAGAGGCAACAGTTTATAAGGAAGATGCTGAATGATCAGTCTTCTATTGACTATAAACTGGATATGATCGCAGCTACAAAGCTGTTCAAGCATTTCAAAAATGAGGTTGACTTTTTGCTGAAGGTTAAAGCTCCTTTCAAGTTTGATCGTTCAATAAAATATTTTTTATCCAAGGAGGGTTTAGATTATTTAGATAAAAAACATAAAGAGTTTCACTATAAGCCAAAAAACTCTGAGAAAATGGTTGACCAAAAGGTCAAATCAGGAGAGGATATGTTGATCGAAAAAAGAAAAACCCTGAGAGATTTTTTAGATGAGTAAGAAAAGTACGAAAGAAACAGTTGGGACTTCGGAATTCATGTCGAAGTTTTTTAAGAGCAATAAAGATTACCATTACAACTACGAAGAAACTGCGAAACCTTATGTGGTTTCAACTGGCTCTCTAATTCTGGATCAGTTTGTAGGTGGTGGTCTTGGAGCTGGACTCCAGCGTTTTATTGGTTGCAATGAGGGGGGCAAAACAAATGAAGCACTTCATGTTATGAAGAATATGCTTGAGACTGTAGAAAAAACAAAAGGTCTGTATATTAAAGCGGAAGGTCGTTTGTCAGAAGATATTCAAAAACGTTCTGGCTTGAAATTTGTGACCGACCCAGAAGACTGGGAATTGGGTAATTGCCTTGTTTGGGAGTGCAATATTTATGATGTAGTTTTCGATGGCCTTAGAGAACTACTAAAGAATAACCCAGATAAAGAAAAATTTTGCATTGTCATCGATAGTATGGATAGCTTGCTTCCTAAATCTGATCTAGAGAAGACCACCAGTGACGCAGCAAAAGTTGCAGCAGGTGCGTCTCTAACTTCAGATTTCCTAAAGCGAGTTAGTCTTGGTATGGGTAAGTTTGGTCATATGTGCATTATGATCTCTCAGGTTCGGTCAACTATTAAAACGAGTCAGTATGCGGCTAGTGATCCAAACAACCAAACTAATTCTAGCGGTGGCAATGCAGCTCTTCACTATCCAGACTGGATTATAAACTTCGAAAGAAGAAATCAGTCTGATTTGATTTTACAAGATCAAAAAGCAAGACCAAGCCCAGAGAATTCTATCATAGGCCATTATGCGAAAGTTCATATTCAGAAGTCTACGAATGAAAGCACTGGGATGCGTATCCGTTACCCAATCAAGCATGGTCGTACTGACGGGAAGTCTATTTGGATTGAGCGAGAGATTATTGAAATGCTTTTAATGTGGAACTTCATTGAGAAGGCTGGTTCTTGGTTCAAGATTGATGATGAGCTTATTAAGTATCTCGCTGATAGGGGAGTTGAAGTTCAAGAGAAGTATCAGGGAATGAAATCTCTCTATGACCTTTTGGAGAACAATGAAGAAACAGCCAAAGGAATGCACTTGTTTATTGCTGAGAATATTTTTGTATGATTTTTCTGACGACAACTGGTCGTGAACAGAAGCTGAAAAACTCTTCGAAATATTTAATCAACTGGGACGAGAAATGTCGTAGTAAAATCCAAAAAAGAGTAAAAGACCTTTTGCACTCACACTGGATCTCTGATATAGTTTTTGAAGAGTTCCCTGTTCTTGGGACTAGAATGACTATAGACTTCTACAACGCAAATAAAAAACTTGCAATAGAAGTCGATGGCAATCAGCATTACAAATATAATAAATTTTTCCATTCAAACTCTAGGCAGAATTTCTTGTCACAATTGCAGAGAGATGAGAAGAAGGAATATTTTTGCGAAATCAACAAAATTAGACTTGTAAGAATACTGGAGAAGGATACTCTCAATGAAGATCTGCTGAACAAGTTAGACGTAATATGAACTTTTTTGACAAAACAGACAATACCTTACCTCAAAGCATTCTTACTAAATTGTTCGACTGCACTGGCTCCCCAAGTGGAGGAAACAAAGGGTTCTTCCTATTTTACATAAATGAAGTTGGTCATCCTACTCTCTCGACTAAAACAGACAATACTTGTGTTGATATGGCTCTCTCTAAATTAGTCGAAATATCTCAACAGCAGGAGGTGAGCGAATGATAGCTAGCTTAGACTTAGAGAAGACGGTTTTAAAGGGACTTCTCCAACATCCCAATAAGTGGGCTGAAGCTTCAGTATTCTTAAATCAAAAAGATTTCTTTAGCGATGATTCTGTTGTAAACCTCTCTATCTTTAAACTCATCCGAAATGCTCTGGATAATGCAGAGACTATAGATGACACTATACTCATACCAAGGTTAGAACAACTCAAGGTTAGTTTCCCAGACAGCATCGATCTTCCAGAATACATACGGTCTTTGGTTTACCACAAGATAACCGAAGATATCTTTATTTCTTCGGTTAGAGAATTAAAGAAGTTCTCTGCTCGTAGAGAAATTTATCGTGCTGCGAAAGACGTTGCGTCTTACGTTAAGAAGGTAGACCCAAATCTCAAGTATTCAGAGATTATTGACAAGTCAGACGAAATTTATAACAAGAATATAAAAGAGTTTGAGTTCAATGATGAAGGTCCAATCAACCTATTCGATATTATGGAAGAGTTGGTTGAAGGCAGGGGGAACAATCCGATTGAAGAAGCTGGTCTAATGGGGCCGCACCAACGCATCAATGATATTTACGGTTCTCTACTTTTAGAAGGTAACATCTCTGTTATTGTTGCTCGCTCTGGTGTTGGTAAAACTCAGTTCTGTATGGACTATACAATTAGAACTGGAGCTAAATACAATATCCCTATTCTTCACTTCGATAATGGAGAGATGAGTGAAGAAGAGTTAACTCTTCGCCAGTGTTCTGCAATGACAGGTATACCAATTTATCTTTTGCAAAGTGGTAAGTGGAGAACATCTAGTTATAAAGACTGGACTGTAGAACAGGTTATAGGAAAAGTTCGTAGTGCTTGGCAGCAGATTAAGGAAGGTAAGATGAAATTCTATTACCAAAATGTTGCTGGTATGTCTGCTGAAGAGATGTGTTCTTATTTGAAAAGGTTTTATTACTCTAAAGTTGGTAGGGGGAATAAGATGATTTTTAGCTTTGATTACATTAAAACAGACTTTAATAATCTGGGTAAAAACGAAGGTTGGCAACAAGTAGCCTCAATGGTTCATTTGTTTAAACAAACGATTCATAGGGATTTGTGTTTTGATGGCAAACCTTGCGTCTCAATGATGACTTCTGTTCAAGCGAATAGGCTTGGGATAACAGGGAATAGGGGAGTAGATTCGATAGTCGATGATGAAAGCGTAGTCTCTCTTTCAGATGGCATCACTCAGTTTTGTTCTCATTTGTTTTTATTGAGGAAAAAAATACCAGATGAAGTTCATGAAGATGGAGATCGTTTCGGCACTCATAAGCTAGTTAACCTAAAGGCTCGGCACTTGGGTAAAGATGCCCTTCGTGCGATCAATCCTGTAGAAATGCCAGATGGCTCTAATCGTAAAAACTTCATCAACTTGAATATTGAAAACTTCAGGGTTGAGGAAAGGGGCGACCTTCAAGATGTTGTAAACTCTGCCAATAATATTGACGTTTCTTTGGAGACTAATGAAGAGAATGACGATATCCCAATGGTTCTTTCGCGATGACTGATTACAGATCTATTTTAGAGGACTTAGGTTATAAGCTAAAAGACCACGGCTCTTATTGGAGAACTAGTGCAGTCTACAGGTCTGGGGGCAATAATACTGCCCTTCAAATTTACAAAGACACTGGAGTCTGGAAAGATTATGTGGAGGATTCTATATTCCTTCCGTTTGAAGCGTTACTTCAAAAAACTCTCAATACAAACGATAAGAATGTTTTAAGTTCTTATTTAAAGACTGATGGTGTAAATATATATGAACGCACCAAAAAAAAGCATCTTTTGAGTGAGGAAAAAACATACCCAGACACTTGTTTGAATAGGCTATTGCCTCATTATGATTTTTATTTTAATAGAGGAATCTCAGAAGATACTCTCAAAAAATTTAAATGTGGGCTAGCTATGTCTGGCAAAATGTATCAGCGAGTTATATTCCCTATCTCACGCTCTGATGGTAAGATACATGGGTTTTCAGGTCGCAAGGTAACAGATGACCCTAGACCTAAGTGGTTACACAATGGGCGTTGTTCAGACTGGTTCTATCCTTACTATACTATAGATGATGTTGCTGCTGCAATTCAGGAGCATCGTTGCGTATATGTCGTAGAATCTATTGGAGACTGTATTTCTTTGTTTGATGCTGGAGTCAAAAATGTTCTTGTTTCTTTTGGGTTGAATATTTCGCCAAAGTTTATTTCTAAACTACATGGCTTGCCTTTGGATAAAGTCATCATTGCTTTTAATAATGATTTTAATTCAGGTTCCAACAGAGGATTTGAAGGTTCGATCAAGTCTATATTTAAACTCTGTGATCAAATTGATTTTGACAAAGTATTCTTTTCTCCTCCTCCAGAAAATGACTTTGGGGACATGAGCGAGAAGCAAATACATAAATATGTTGAATATTGTGCGTCGATTCAGCATAATGAATCGATGGCTAACGTTATTGATTTCGCCAAAGAGATGAATAAGCGAGGAGTCAACAAAACTTTCTCTAGTAATTTGAGAAAGCTTGAAAAGAAATTCGACTTCCATTATGGAGAAATCTGAAAATAAGCCCTTATCAGCATCTCGCATCAAAACGATGCAAACCTGCACTTGGCAATATTGGGCGAAGTATCACTTGCGTTTGCCAGACAAGTCTAATCACGGCTCTCTTCGTGGAACCATTTGTCACGCAGTATTTGAGAATCTAGGAAATCCTCGTCATAGAAAGCACTATAGAGCGATTATAAAGGCTCAAGATATAAATGTCAGTTCTTCGATCAAGAGAATGGTGGAAGCTTATGCCAAAAAGTATGAGATAGACGATTTCGAAAATATGGATTTGATCAACAAGATGACAGTTGAGGGTCTAAATTTTGATTTCTTTGGAGACACAGATAGTAAGCCCACAGAATCCATCTCTGAGAAAGATTTCGATATATCTGTAGCAGATGGAGATAAAAACTATAGAATCTTAGGATTTATTGACAAACTCTTTTTGTTCAAGAGGAGGAAGACTGCTATCATTAGAGACTTTAAAACTTCTAAAAGTATTTTTGAGGGCAAAGAGTATTCGGACAATATGCAGGACTACATGTATTGCCTTGCGGTAAAATATCTATACCCAGAATACCTAAAACGCAAGATGGAATTTTTATTTTTAAAATTTGACCTTGAAGGGGAAGGTTGTTTGGAAATGCAACCACTAGACGACTTAGATTTAGAGGGCTTCGAATACTTCTTAACTGACATCCAAAAAGTCATCAATAACTTTAATGAAAAAACAGCCGTAAGTGGACTTGCTTGGGACAAGGGATACCCTGCAAAAGAAGATGGGTTTGCGGGTAAGATTGTTTGCGGTAGGGCGACTTACGTTGGTCAGTTAAAAAAGAATGGAGACTTGATGTGGCATTGTCCGTTTAAGTTCCCATTTGATTATTATCATCTACTTGGCGACAACGATAAGTTCATTAAATCCTCTTATGTCAAAAAAGACTTGCAATACATGCTCGACGAAGGAGTGGGAACTCATATCGAAAGCAAAAAATATTCAGGATGCCCTTCTTTTTCATTTGACAAGTCGGTAGATCTTATTTAGGATCTAGCCATGGTTCCTCTTTTTAAGAGTCAATTCAGTGTAGGAAAGTCTATCCTCACCTCAGAGAAAATATTAGACATAGCTAAAATAAACCAATTAGAAAAGGTTGTTTTATTGGAGGATACTTTTTATGGGTTTAGGGTATTCAATAAGCTCTTTCAGGAGGAAGGAATCCCTCTTGTTTTTGGATTGAGAATATCTGTTGTTAATACGGATGGAGATTTTAATGAAAAACCTAGCAAGCTAGCTATTTTTGCAAAAAATAATCAAGGAATACAAGATTTAAAGAGGATATCTTCTAATGCAGCTTTGAATGATCGGAACTCTCTAGTCTTGTCTGAATATGGCGAAAGTGATTTTGAGAATCTAAAGGTTTGCGTCCCCTTCTACGATTCTTATGTATTTAATAATTTATTCCACTTTGGGCTATCCCACATAGATATTAAACATTTAGATCCAGTTTACTTTATCGAAGATAATAATCACCCATTTGATTTCCAAATCAAGTCTGTTATTGACAATCTGGGAGTAAAAACTCAAACTGCAAAAACAATCCTCCACCACAACAAAGATGAATTTGAGGCTTTGCAAATGTATAAGGCTTCTTGTAGTAGATCTCAAGGACGAGCGCCTACTTTTCAAAGACCAAACTTAGACCACTTCTGTTCAGATAATTTCTGTTGGGAGTCTTATAAAGATGTTACCGTATAATCAAAAATATTTAGTATTCGATACTGAGACGGAGGGTTTGAATCTTCATTCTTCTCGCACTTGGCAAGTCTCTTGGCTTATATGTCAGGGAGGTAGGGTTTTGAAAGAAAATGATCGGTATATAAACCACAACAATCTACAGATAAATTCAGTTGTAGCTAAATTAACGGGTTTTTCTTGGGAAGAATATGATCGAAGGAAGGAGCCTTTGAAAAATGTCTGGTCTGATTTTAAAAAAGATTTATTCAATCCTGAGTATAAGGTTGTTGGTCAAAATTTATTAGGTTTTGATGTTTATATGGTAGCAGCGATGCAAAGAGCTTTGGGTGAGATCCCAGACTATAGTTACTTAGAAAGAATTTACGATACTAGAGCTTTCGGCAAGGCTTACAGGGAAGATCTTGGCAAACCCAAGAAGGATTTATTGAGTTGGCAGTATAAGATAATTCATGACCGATCCCTCAAGGCGAGAGTTTCTCAAAATCAGTTGCTCAAATTCTTCGGTATAGAATTTGAGGAAGATAAACTGCATGATGCCTTATATGATAACAAGATGTGCTTTAAGGTTTTTTCTGCACTTAAAAAAGAAATGAATTTGTGATGTTTGAAGATTTTTCTATTTATGATGATTGTGAGCCGCTTGGTGTGGAATTGCCAAAGACTTCAGTGAGCGAAACTGTTTTGAAGAGCATCGACCTTGATAAAAAAAGCTCGACTAAAGAGATCATGTATGAGCTTGCTCGTAAGGGTTTACGAGACAAGGGCATTACAAACTTTAGTAATAAAAAAGAATATTTTGATAGGACTATACAAGAGCTAGAAACTTTCGAAGAGCTTGGGTTTACAGATTATATTTTGTTGAACTGGGATGTTCTAAACTTCTGTCATGAGAATAAAATTCCTACTGGAGCAGGTCGCGGCTCCGCTGCTGGGTCTTTAGTTTTGTATTTGCTTGGGGTCACTAATATTGATCCTATCCCTCATAATTTGTTCTTTGAACGTTTTGTATCAAAGAGTCGTGCTAAAAAAGTTTACGATAAACGAAACAAAGAGTTCCTTGTTGGTAGTCTTCTTCCTGACGTTGACTCAGATATTAGTTACGATCAGAGGCAAAAAGTGATTCAATATATTGAAAAAAAACATGAGGGCAGGACAGCAAAGATCTTAACCTTCAACACTTTTAGTTCCAAGCTTTGCATCAGAGAAGCCACTAAGTATTTTGATGAAGCTAAGGAAGACCAAGCTAATTCGGTTAGTGACATGATCCCCAAGCTTCATGGTAAGGTGTCCTCTTTAGAGAGCGCGAGAGAAGAGAATGAAAGGTTTGACAGTTGGGCAATTAAACATGATAGGACTTTTGTCAATGCTAAGAGGATTGAGAATCTAATTAAAAATACGGGTGTTCATCCATCTGGCATTGCTATTTGCTCACAATCAATCGGAGATGTTGTGCCTCTTCAAAAGACCAAAGATGGAGACTTGATAACAGGCTATAACATGCATGATGTCGCTGACCTTATGGTTAAGTTCGATATTCTTGGACTAAGAACACTTACAATCGCTCACAGAACTTGTGACAAAATTGGGATTAGCGTAGATGATATAGATGCTAATGACTCATTCATATACGATAAACTTCAAAGTTACAACCACCCAGAAGGTCTTTTCCAAATCTCTGCGGATACTAACTTTAGGGTTTGCCAAGAAGTTAAGCCAGATAATCTAGACGAGCTTTCTGACGTTGTCGCTCTGGCTCGCCCCGCTGCCTTGCAATTCGTTGCTGAGTATTGTAACCAGAAGATGGCTCCTTCTGATTTGAATCTTCACCCAGAGTTAGATAAGATTCTTTCTTGGTCTAAAAATGTTATCTTGTACCAAGAGCAGTTGATGCAAATTGCTCACAAGGTGTTTGGGTTTACACTTGAAGAGGCTGAAACACTTAGGCGTATCGTTGGTAAGAAGAAAGTTGATGAGATGCCAGCATGGGAAGAAAAAATTTATACTGCTGGAGAAAAGCTTGGTCTTGGAGAAGAGATTTGTAAATTCTACTGGGACGCTCTTGATGCTTCTGCGAACTATTCCTTTAATAAGTCCCACAGTTTTGCTTACGCTGAATTAGCAGCGAAGACTGTATACTTAAAATACAAATACCCTAGAGAGTTTTTCTTATCTGTTCTTGAGTCTTCTGAGTTCGACCCAGATCCTTTGGGAGTTGTCTCTTCTGTCCATCAAGAGTTAGACTACTTTGGTATTAAATTACTTCCCCCGAATTTATTTAAATCGAAAATGAATTTTTCTATTGAGGGAGATGATATCAGATATGGTCTAAATGGCATTAAAGGCATTTCCTCTAAATCTAAAGAGGGTCTTTTGTCTTTCAAAGGGTCAGATGGTTTTGAAGGTAAGTATGATGTATTCGCTGCTGCAAAGAATTGTGGCATTAACATTTCGGTATTAGCTGCTTTGATCCAAGCAGGAGCTATGGACGAGTCTACAAACAAAAGAGGAAGACTAGTTTTAGAGGCTCAAGCTTTCAACATCTTGACAGATAGGGAGAAGAGAAATTTTAATCTATTTAAAGAGAGGTTCGGCGATGATATTCTAAAAGCAATATCAGAAGTGATGAGGGTAAATGCTGTTGCTGATGATGGCCGTCCAATAATGAAGGAGTCTAGGTTTGAGACTTTTAAGAGGAACTTCAAGAACTATAAAGAAATTTTTGACAAAAATAAGCCATTCCAGAAGTTTTGTAATTGGTGGTATGAGAACACTTTGCTGGGCTATAGTTACTCTTTCGATTTGAGAGATTGCTTCGAAGATGAATTTGGCTCCATGAGCTGTTTAAGAGACGTAGATGAAATCTCAGAAAGAACAAGCTTCAAGGTGGTTTGCCAAGTAAAAGATTTTTTTACGAACATATCTCAAAGCGGTAATAAGTATATGATGATTCATGGTTCTGACAATACAGGATCAGCTAAATTCTTAATTATGGATAATTCTAGATCAAGCACTCTCTCTGATTTTCTCTCACAATACAAAATATCAAAAGATTGCATTTTGGTCTTGAACGCCAGCAAGGGTCGTGGTACTAGTTTTGTGAACTCAGCGAGGGTGGTCGATACAAAGATTATGATGAAGCTGAAAGATCTGAATAAAAAATGATTGATTTAACTTTTACTCCTCAAATTAGGTCTGTATTCGAAAAGTCTCGTGACTTGTCTCTTGATTTGAAGAGGAACGGTGTGGATATGGACATATTCTTCCACTGTTTCATTCATGACCTTAGTTTGTCTTGTCAGACTATACTGGATAAATATAGATGCCTCAATGCCTTGAAATTGGCCTCTAAGAAGGTTATGTCCGAGAAGAAAGAGACTAAAGTAATTTCTAAGAGATACACCCCCAAGTTAAATAAATTTATTGAGTATTGTGAAATAACGCAGTTGGAGTTTTTTGGAGGAGATTATATTTCGCCAGAAATAATCCTTTTAAACTTTCTTAATGAAGACTATACTCCCAAGGCTTTTTCTGAAGTTTTAGATCAGGACATACATACAGATTTGGTTTATGATATATCAAAGTTTTGTCGGGACGAGGATGTTGAAGAAGAGATACAAGATGGTTCATGGGAATCTCTTTCCAAAGATGTCACAGAAGATTGGATAGACATGTTTGATGAAAACCCAACTCTTGATCAGTTCGCAGAAAATTTAAATTTGAAAGCTTCCCGCCAAGAGTTTGATAAAATAGTAGATTTTGATGATAAAATATCAGAGATAGCCACCATCCTTTGTCGGAAGAAAAAGCCAAATGCAATTTTAGTGGGACCAGCGGGAACTGGTAAAACATCTTTGATTGAAGGATTAGCGTCTCAAATCGTCAATGGAGAAGCTCCAGAGCTTATTGCTAATAAAGTGATCTACTCTCTTAGCTTGTCTAGTATGGTTGCTGGAACGCAGTATCGTGGTCAGTTTGAAGAGAGGTTGGAAAAGTTTGTGGATGAAATTAAGAAGTACAATAATATTATTTTGTTTATTGACGAAGTCCATACTCTTGTCGGGGCTGGAGGAACTACAGAAAATTCTTTAGAAGCTTCTAATATACTCAAGCCTGAGCTTGCTCGTGGTACTATTAGTTGCATTGGAGCTACCACAATTAACGAATATACAAACACGATTAAAAAAGACTCTGCTTTAGATCGTCGTTTTGAAAGAGTGGTCATCAAAGAGCCTTCCAAGTTCCAGATGAAGGAGATCCTACCTACTATAGCTTCTCACTACGAAGACTTTCATGCGGTAAAGTATACTGAAGATTTTATTGATCATGTTATTGATTTCTGTGAGAAATATATCCCCAATAAATTTTATCCAGATAAGGCGATTGATGTGATTGATCATTGTGGAGCGCAAGCTAAAGTTTCTCACTGGGGAAGCGATAGCTCATTAAAAGACTTGCGGAAAGAAATAGAAGATAGTGATGTAGATCTTGCCTCAACAGAATCGTTATTGTCATTTGTAACAGGGAAATTATCAGATTGGTCTGAAAGTAAGGATGTTGAAGACCCAAATGTTACAATAAAGCATCTTAAAGATTTCTTTTCAAAGAAAGAGAACCCTCTTAGGAAACCAAAAAATTTATCTGACCTCTCTACGGGCTTGAAGAAAAAGCTTATAGGTAATAACAAGGTTATCGATTCTCTTATTGGATCGATCTCTCTATCTAATTACGGGATGCATAAAAAAGGGGCAGCTCCTAGTATTTATTGTATCACTGGAGTAGAGTCTAGCGGCAAAAGCTTTTTCTGTTCAACTTTGAAGGATTCTCTTGAGAAAAGTGGGATAAATGTGCTGAACTACAGCGGAGTCCATTTTTCTGACGAGTTTGCTAAGTTCAAAGTTTTGCCAGAAGTGATGAACAATACTTCTCTATGTGAGAAGATCAATATCCACCCCAATAGTGTTATTATTATTGATGACTTTCATAAACTACACCCCTCTGTAAAGACCATATTTGCTCAAATATTAAAGGATGGCAAGCTCCAGATGTCAAATGGTGACCTAGCAGACTTCTCTAACGCTAAAATATTTGTGACAAGTGGAGTAGAGAATGCAGTATCAATGGGCTTTAATTCAGAAGAGGATTCTCCAACTTCATCTATTTTTAAAGAGTTATTATCTCTAGTTGATTGCAACTTAGTATTAAATGAGGTTCGTAAAAAAGACATATTCAGAATCCTATACCACAAGCTACAGAAGATTAACGAGGATTTGAGATTGAGCGATATAGAGGTTGTGTTTACACTGAGTTTCCTAAAAGAATTCGCTCGTTCTTCAAAAAATTTGGTGGATTTCCAAGATCGTTTTGATAACCAGATTAATAAGTTCATATGCCAAGAGTTGACGGGAAATGCCTCAAAAATAAATTTAGCCGAAATGAGCTTTCTTAGTTGATAAAAGCCCATTCCCCCTTACAATAATGCGATTATGAAATTAAACAGGAAGCAGCAAACTGCACTTAATGTTATTCGCGGAACTCGTGGCCGTTTCTTTGGTCTTCGGACCTCTCAGGGAGAGACTTTTAACGCTCAATTCCGTGGCGAGACGGACAGCTATATCCAAATATTTGACCGCAATAATGGTCTTCTTCGTCGTTTCGCTAAAACAAGTCTTGACAAAGTCTCATTTGGCAAGTAATGAGTGGTTCTACCTCAAGGTATTTGAGAAACTTGATTTCATTTCAAGCAGACCCAATCATGAAAAGAGTTTACAAGCGCCTTAAGAAGCGCTATACTGAACTTCCTCACAATAAAAAGCATTTAATTAAATCTTATATTAATCTATGAACGAAAATAATACATCCAGTGAATGGTCAGAGCGTGAAATCGGAGCCTTATGGCGTAAAGGTGGCGATAAGCCATTTTATTCTGGCAACCTCACAATCGGAGACGAAAAAGTTGAAATCGTAATCTTTAAGAACAAATTTAAAGAGAAGGATACTCAGCCAGATCTTCGCATTTATAAAAGTAAAGCCTTACAGAAGTAATGGCTCCAGAGCAAGAACAAGAGCTTCATGCAGCTCTTGTGAATCATATTACAAGCAACTTAACTTTCGCAGAGTTAATAGATATAATCTCTACTTTAGTCAAAGATGAGGTTGATCGAAAGTTTGAAAATATGAGTGAAGAAGAAAAGCTTCAAAGTTATAATGAAATTTTTAAAAAAGAAGTGTAACATCATTTGATGGAATACGATTTTTCTAAAGAAGCTAAAGAATTTCTTGATTCTCAAGCTGCCAAAAAATCTGGGCCTGAAAGTGGAGCGGAAACTCCAGCGGAAACTCCAGCGGAGCCTAGTGAACGCGAAAAAGGTTCTAGCAAGAACAAGAAAGGCAGTGCGGGTAAAGATGGAAAGAAAATAGCCTTCTCAGAAAAAGTTGTTACTGCTCTAAAAAATAAAGTTAAGGAGCATAACGCAAAGCATTCTAAAAAGGTTTCGCTTACACAACTTAAAAAAATATACCGCAGAGGTGCGGGGGCATTTAGTTCTAGTCATCGCGTTGGAAAGACCAGAGGTCAGTGGGCGATGGCTAGGGTTAATATGTTTTTAAAAATGGTGAGTGGAGGCGAAGTCAAGAAGTCTTACCGTGCAGCAGATCAAGATGTTGTCGAGGGTTCAGAAGAATACTACCTAGAAGAAGAAAATCTGGCTTTTGTATGCTTTGATGAATTGGATTTCGCTTTAGCTCGTTTTGATCTTCAAAGAGTTGATGCTTTAGAAGAATCAACTCAAGAGATCGAAGATCTTGAGTATACAGAAGCAGAGAAAAAAACTTTAAATAAGCCTTTCCGTTTAAAGGATGGCAAGAAGAAGTTTGGCGTTTATGTGAAGAATCCAAAAACTGGCAATGTCATTATGGTCAAATTTGGTGATCCCAATATGGAGATCAAGCGTGATGACCCAGACCGTCGCCGTAATTTTCGCGCTCGCCACAAGTGTGACACAGCTAAAGACAAAACTACTCCCCGCTACTGGAGTTGTAAATTTTGGTCTAAAAAGCCTGTTAGCTCAATGGCTTCTGAAGAAGTTATCGCTTGGGACGATAACGAGCAGTTCTCTCAGTGGTGCTGGAACGATGAGTCTTTTGCAGAGCATCAAGATTTATTGAATGGATATCCATTCTTAGAATCAGTAAAAAAAATTGTAGAAGACGAAGGCGAACTTTAATATAATACCTTTGTGAAAAGGGTATTAGTTACTGGTAGCGAGGGTTTTATTGGCAAGAATCTCTGTCCTTATCTTGAGAAAAGAGGAATAGAGGTAGTCCCTTACGACATTAAGTTCGGGGCTGGTTTGCCTCCTTTGAATGGTATTGATGCGGTCATCCATCTTGGAGCTAATTCAAGCACTACGGAAACCGACTTAAAAAAGATTTTAAATGAGAATTTTATATTCTCTGGCACACTTTATCAATTGTGCGCGAATATGGATATTAAATTCCAATATTCTAGTAGTGGCTCTGTTTATGGGGCAGCAGAGACTTTTGAAGAGGATCAGTTCTGCGTCCCGCTAAATCCTTATGCTTACAGCAAATATATGTTTGACAACTGGCTCTTGAATGAGCATCATCCCCATCAAGGATTTCGTTATTTTAATGTGTATGGCCCACATGAGGAACACAAAGGAGACCAAGCTAGTCCAATAACTAAATTCATTAAACAAATCCAAAAAGATGGTGAGATCAAAGTATTTAGAGGAAGAGCTAGTAGAGACTTCGTGCATGTGGAAGATGTTTGTGAGGTTCATTATAGGATGCTCCATCATGATAATTCTGGCATCTTTAATGTTGGCACTGGCAACTCCGTATCTTTTAAAGCTATTGCTGATAAAATGGCAGAAAACTCTGGGGCAAAAGTTAAACAGATTGCGATGCCAGAAAAACTGAAAGGGCAATATCAAAAATTCACTCAAGCAGATATTACAAAGCTCACATCCGTGATTGGAGTGATGGAGTGGAAACAAGTTTTGGAGTGTATATAGATTAAGAATAATGTCTTTAATTAAAACTTTAGCTCAAAGCCTTAAATTGTACCTTGAATTAAGGAATAAATTGGCTTTCTTTGAAATTAAAAATAACCATAGAAAGATAAAAGATGAACTCATTAATGAAATTGAAGAACTACGGGCTGCTGGTGATAGTAACTCCTCTGATCGCGCTGACCTCTTGCGGAAGCGTCTCAAATCCGAAAACGACGACTTTGAACATATATCAGCCGTCTTCATTAAAGCTCAAGGCGGGTCAACCAATTCAGACTGAAGAGGGGGTTTACACCCCTCAGACGGATGAAGTTTGGCATTCAGATGTTCGTTACAGGAAGCTGGAGCGAGAACTTTTTGATTAATTAAATCTAGTTCTCCGTCTTAATAGTAAAATTATAGGCAAGGCAACCACATATTCATAGACAAAAACTTTTTTTGGTGTAATGTATTTTACATGGATTTTAAAAATCTTATTAGAGAGTTTTTAGATGGTGGTTGGGTAATTCCTGTGATTGGGGCATCTGGCATGATCGCTCGGATGCTTACATACAAAGGGAATGTTTCGATAAGATCTTTTTTTGGTAATGTCTTGGCTGCTGCTATATTATCTGGCATTCTATGGTTTGTTTTGCAGGATGCGCCTATAAGTGATTTTATTAAGGCTATTTCTTATGGTGTTGTTGGAGTAGTAGCCCCAGAGATAATCAATGGAGTAATCGTTTTAGCAAAAAAGTTTGAGAAGAATCCTGATAAATTCTTAAAAAAATAGGAAATTAGTGTAACATAAAACAATGGCTGGGACAAAATATGATATCGTTATTGAGCAGGGCGCTTGTCTCGACATTCCTTTAACTTTAAAGGATGACTCTAATACGGCCTATGATTTAAGGACGGATCAGGTTTATTTGACTGGAGTTATTTACCGTGATTACGATCAGGCGGTTCAAGCAACTTTCACTTATTCTGAAACTGATGCTATTAATGGTGCTGCCAAAATGTCTTTGAGTAGTTCTGATACTCAAGCTATGGAACCAGCTTATAGTTCTTACGATATCTTTTTAATTAAATCTGATGGTTGTGTTGACAGGTTGTTATATGGAATGGCGACTATTAGCGGAACCTCCGTTCCTCTTCCATGAGTATTAATGTAACAGTCACAGAGACTCCAAGTGTAGACTTGTCGATATCTTCTTCGACGGGGCTGAATGTAGGTGTTGGTGGAACATCTCACGATTCTCTTGTCGGAATTCAAGGGGGGGATACAGGCGAATATTATCACCTTACTTTAGGACAATATAATCAAATAGGTGGTGATCCAGATGCCTTTGTAAATATTACAGGCTCTGAGACAATAAGTGGAGTCAAGTCTTTTGAATCTGGTTTTATTGTTAATGCTGGTGGGCAAGATATCTTTGTTACAGGAGATCTTGATGGCTCGGAAAGGAAGCTTTATATTGATGCAGATGCTCTTATCGTTGGAGATAACGCAGTAAACTCACTAAATTCTGCTGCTATATTAGGTAGTGGTAACCAAATTTTTGGTGATTATGATATTATAGCAGGAGGTGAATTAAATGCTATTAGTGGAGATGATTACTCTGTTATTATCGGAGGCAGATCTAATTTAATAGAATTAGGGGGATTAGGTTATAATACAATAAATGGCGGTACATCACACTCTATTAAGCAGTCTACAGCTTCTTTAGTGGATGGAGGTTATGATAATGACATCTTAGGAGCTTCTAATGCAGTTATTGTTGGTGGACAAAGTAGTAATATTACTAGTGGTACTATAGCTCCTGATCATTCCATAATTTTAGGTGGTGAGAATAACAATATTCAAGATGCATCTAATGCTATTGTTGTTGGTGGTGCTAATAATTTTGCTAGTGGGTCTTTTTCTACGGTTATGGCTGGAAGAGGTGGTAGGGCAATACATCAAGGCTCAATGGTTTTAGCTGACGGTAAATTGGGTAGAATTAAAACTTCTTTCGCGGAACATGGTTTGACAATTGATTTCGCAAGTGGGGTAGATGTGCCAACAGGTAATTTAGCGGTAGCAGAAGACATAACTATGGGTGGAGAGACGGTGGCTACGAGAACTTGGGTTCAATCTCAAGAAACTAGCCAGAGGTTCGATACAGTTTTGCCTTCTGGGATAGATGAGACAGGAATAGAATTCAGCACTGCATTTTCTTCTGCGCCAATGGTTCAATGCGAATTACAGCTACCAAGTGGAGGAGAAAGAACTTACTTTTTAGCAGTGAGAGACATAACTACTACTGGTTTCTTCGTAGAATTTTCAGATAATATCGGTACAGGGTACATATTACAAACTAGATCAATCCCAAATACATAATGGCATTAGAAGTAAAATTAAAGAATTTGGTTGTAGAGACTCTTAACACAGAGAATGTCTCTAAAACTATTTTTGGAGATGGGTCTCAAAATGCGAATCTTGATTCTCAACAGAGCCAGTTTATAATTTCGAACGGGTACTTTTCTACAGCTGGAGATGCTCAAAATGCAATTTTTCTTTTACGAGGTTATTCTACAGACGCTTCAGAAACCGAATTATTTTTAGATGGTACTAATGCTAGATTTGTTTTGGAGGATAACACCTCTTACTTCTTTAATTGCCAGTTTATAGGGAGAGCGCAAAATGGAGACACGGTAGTCATGCATGTTAATGGTGGGGCTAAAAGGGGCAGTAGCGCGAATACAGTAAGTTTATTGGGAGTGCCTCATAACCATATTATTCATGATGAAATTGGGGTAGGGGAGGTTAAATTTGCAGTGAGTCCTTCGAATGGCTCTTTAAAGTTTCATGCGAAAGGGAAAGCTGCTACGAATATTCGCTGGTTGGGCAAGGTCGATTTAACTCAATTGAAGTATTAATTTTCTGATTTGTCTTTTATTGTGTAACTAGATTTAACTAGTTACTCACCATGGCGAATAATACAGCGACCAATATAATTTATAAAGGCCAACTCGACGGCACTCAGGTAAACTTCGAAACAGGCAACCTGACAGACATATCAACTTTTACTGGAGACGTAAGGGGGGTAGCGATACAGGACTCCATTACAGATGGGGTTACTGATATAGGAGCATCTCAAGATGCAATTTATTCAATGTCTGGGTATCTGGCAGCAAACGCACACCCATCTGTTACTCCAGCGTCGAATGTATCTATTAATAACTCAAGTGGTACGGTTCTTCAAGATGCTACCTTCGCTTTCGATACTGATGGTCATGTTACTGGTTCTGCATTTGTATCTAAAGACTTAGATGACATTTACTCCACTCACAATCAGGTTAGTTCTATTTCGGGGGATTTAAATGCAAAAATTTTCAGCAATGACGGTGAATTACAGACTCTTAGGGATGCTACGGGCTATATAAGTGGGCTGATCTCCTCTAATGATACAGAACTTACGGTTTTAAGGACTGCTACTGGTTATATAAGTGGGCAAATCGCCTCTAATGACACTGAACTTGGAATCTTAAGGACTGCTACTGGTTATTTAGAAAATGAGATTGACTCTCTCCAAGCTGTTTCAGGATCTTTCCTAAGCCTTAATTTAGATAATGTCACTGACGTTAATGCTGTTACAACCAATGATATTACTGTTGGTGATATTCGTGTTGATGGCGGTACTATTACAGGTCCAGCTACAATCACGATTGATCCAGACGCTGCTGGTGCAGACGGAAAAGTTATTATCGCTGGAAACCTTCAGGTTGATGGCACAACAACGACCATTAATTCTACAAGCGTCCAAATTGATGATCTTAGCTTAGTTCTTGGCACTGGTGTGCCTAATGCTGCGGCTGCTGATGGTGGAGGTATTATCATTGATGGAACTGGGGCCGCGAATGTTGCTGAGTTTACTTTTGATGGCACGAATAATCGTTGGAAAACTAATGGCATAGACATTGCTGCTGATCTTGCAGGTACTGCTTCTAGTGCAGAGGTTTGGGCGACTTCACGCACAATTACTCTTGGTGGAGATCTTACTGGTAGTGTTTCATTTAATGGTGGGGCTGATGAGACTCTGACTACAACAATTGCGGCTGATGCGGTGCAAGCAGTCCATCTAAATGATGATATTGGAGGTGATAATATCACTATTACTGACGGAGAAATTAGTGTCGCTGATGGAGATATTAGAGCAGCAGTTTTCCCTAGTTCTAGTACTTTAAGTATTGGTAAAGCCTTAATATCAGACGCTAATGGTAAAGTTGTTGCTTCGGCAATTGGCTCTTCAGAATTAGACCATCTTGACGGCATTGATACTAACATCAAGGCGGGGCTGGATGCCAAAGCTCTTAAGACAATAACAGTGACTGGTTCTGCCGGTTTAACTGGAGGAGGTACTCTTGCCGCTGATAGATCTTTCTCTACAACCGCTGATCAAGGTCATCTTGATTCGATAGAGCTTGGTACGTCTAACACAACCGCCAGTAATGTAATTACTAAAGGGGGTGTTCTGATTTTACGAGGTACTGGTAATAACGGTATAACAACTTCAGGTTCAGATGGCAATGCTGTAGCTTTAAATGATAAGACTACAGTTTCTTTCGAAGGAGTTGTCCAATCCATTGATACTGCTCAAGATGCAGATAACGGGACTTATGTAGCGATGTGGAAGATACAAGGTGCTATTCGTAGGGATTCAAATAGTACGGATATGTTGTCCTCCTTTGTCACTAGTACCTTTGCTGGGTCCAACGCTTCCTCTTATTGTTTAGATGTCAGCGTTAATGGTAATGGATTGAAAATAGCAAACGATCAAACAACATCTACTTTAGTTACCTCTGCTACCATTAATTACAACTGGGTCGAAGATACTTCAGCTTAATAAATAAAATAAATACTAAACCTGCTCCAATTAAACTTGGGGCAGGTTTTTTTTCTGCATTTGTTGTTAAATAGTGTAACAGAATGTATAATTCTTTAATATGTCTGAGTATTTCGTAGGAACAACAGGAGTAAATAGCCAAACCACCTTCGAATCTTTAACGACTTCTGAAGTTCTGGATGATTTGCAGTTAAATACTACAGATTCTCCGACATTCGCCGATGTAACCGCTAATGCTTTTTACGGCGATGGCAGCAACCTAACAGGTTTATCCTCATCAACTGACAATACTAAACTACCACTGGCAGGTGGTACGTTGAGTGGGGATTTAACAATAAATGGAGATGTCACGTTGGGCGGTACAGCTAAAAAGCTTATTGTACCTTACAAAAGAGTGGTAAATTTACCAGCAATAGGCACTAAGATGCGTATTCTGACATTGAGTGATAGCACTTTTATCAAAGTATTTATTATTTCGTCCGAGAACGGTTACGTGGAGCCGATAGAACTGGATATCCACTACAAGAGTTCCAGCGTCGGATCTCCTGTTATTCACAGGGTTAACAATTACACTTGGCATGCTCATAGTAATGATATTGCTTTTAGTTCTGATTCTAATGGCCATGTCTACATGGAGAAACTCAGTCATACTACTGGAAGAACTGTAAGGGTTCATATCATAGAACAATATCAAGGGTCTGCGAGTTTATTAGACGGTAGCACAACCACCACAGCTAATACAGGTTCTGATGAGTCTAACATAGGAAAGTTCGGCACTATTACGGCTGGAACATGGAATGGTGGGGTTATTGCCTCTGCTTACCTTGATACTGACACAGCTCACCTTACTGGGACTCAGACGTTTACTGGAGCAAAGACATTTGGGAATATCACTTCTTCTGGTGGATACAAAGCGAATATAGCTGAATCATCTGACGCAGATAATATTACAAGTAATAATATTAAGTATGGCTATTTAGCTAATGCAGCTTCCAATAAGCCTGTTTCTGGCAACTCTCAGTATGCATCTGTTGGTAATATTACATTAACGCACTATGATGCGGCAGCCAATGATGATTTTTATATACGAGCAAAGGCTTATAACGGGGATACCTCTTGGGCTAAAGTATTTACCGATCAAAACTCATCTGGTATTACAACAGTTGGAACGATTACTTCTGGAGGATGGAATGGTAGCGTTATTGCTTCCGCTTACTTAGACTCAGATACAGCTCATCTTTCTAATGACCAGATATTTAGTGGGGCTAAGACATTTAGTAGTGCATCAAAGTTTGCTAGTTTATGGAGTAGTTCTACTATAGAATCAAACTCTTTTTATGCTCAAAACAGCACAGATGGTTTTGCTTTTGGTGTAGGTACTGGTGTTTCAACTTGGTTTAGTTGGGATAATAATGCTGGATTAAAAAGAGCTATAGATGTTTGGAATGATGGTAGTAAAATTCTTTTGGGGAATGATGGCCATGATGTAGAAGTATCAAATGATTTACTTGTATCGCAATACATGTATCATACTGGCGATACTGATACGTTTATTAGATTCCAAACTAATGATATCAACTTAACCGCTGCGGGGCAAAACATG